AACATTGCGCCAGCGCTGCGCATCGGAGAGTACAGCCGTGATCTCCTGGTAAGCACCGGTCTCCACGATCTGCCAGCCGGTAGCGCTTACACCACCGACCTGCGAGGCGACATTACGGAACATCTCGTCGCTGATATTCTCATAACGGCCATTCAGGATATTGCTAACAGTACCTACACTAACCCCCTTCAGGCTGCCAGCAGCCTTCGTCTGGCTCGGGTATTTCGCCACGTAAGCCCGGAGGCTTTCACTGATGGCGTCCTTTTCTTTCATTGTAATTTCCATAATCAATATTTTTTATCTTGTTATAAATCTGTTCCTTATAATTTCCCGACCACCTTGCGGATGCTCACTTCCTTCTTCTCAAAGCTGTCCCATGTCACGTTGCTGATGACTTTCATGTCTCGGCCGATGGAAGGACGGGCCGGCTGGCTGTATTTTCTTGTGCGACGGTCAATCTGGCGTTGCGCCTCCTTTCCGAGACCTTTCAGGTCAGGGGTACGCAGACCGTTCTGTTCCGGTGCGACACCATGTTCGTACTCGATGTCCTTGGCAACGACCTGGCGGTTTATACGCTCGTTGATGACGGCCTCCTGCTGGGCGCGGATGAAACGTTTCTCGGCTTCCGTCTGCTCCTGCTGGGCACGGTGGATCATCAGCGGGAACGAAGCCACACACTCAAAGCGCATCGCTCCGCCCTTATCCTTGTACAGCAGACGTACGCTGCTCATGTCATAAGGATCGTACTGGACATAGAACTTCTTGTAGGTGTTACGTCGGCGCCATTCCAGATCAGGCTCACCGGGGGCGGAGAAAACCTCGTAAGGGTATTTCTTTCCCTGTACCGTGATCTCGATACCGTTGGCGGTGAACAGCGACGGTTTCTCGGTCGTGTACCAGAACATCTCCACCATATCCGACACACTTACCGCATCGGTAGCCTCGTTCACGCTGGTATTGTACATCTCAATCCGGGAGATGCCGGTGGCAGGGTGTTTCATTGAATTCCACTGCTCACGGGCGGCGGCATACTGTTCCTTCAGTTCCTCCAATGTGGGGAGGGAGTCGATGTTCGCGTTGATGAATTCCAAATTCGGACGGCTTGTATCTCTCTTTGCCGTAATATTCTGCCCGGTGAAACCGAAACGTTTCTTCAATACCTGGCTCTGGAAGCGGTAGAAAATGTTCTCAATCGTCTTAGATTCGCCATTATACGGAGCTGTCGGGCGGTGGATACGGCTGATCTTCGAGAAAAGGCCCAGCGCCGCGTTCTTCTTATGACCGCCCTGGTTGTCGCACACGATCTCGTAGGGTTTGTGCCGGCTCGTCTGGATAGCCATGCGGAAAGCATGGTACTGGGCGATATAGTCCTCGTTGTCGCTGATGTAATAACCGAGCAGGACTTCACTATAGGCATCCACCACCTCGTACACGCTTGTAGTGCACTTGTTTCCGTTCTCGTCACGATAGTAGAGGTTCAGCTTCGTGCCGTCGCCATACCAGAGGCTGTCACGACGGCCCGGAAGGATGGTCCGGTGCTTGCGGTCATAACGCTGGTGTGCCTTCATTTCCCCATAAACGGCATCGTACCACAGAGGTTCGACACGCGGGCTGTTGAACCATTCGCGGAGGCTGCGGGGACTCTTCAGGGGCTTCCANNACTCCTCGAAGATCTCCATGTCAGTATAAACCGGAACGCGGCTGCGTTTCAATGCTACAAGGTAACGCCCGCCGTCCTCCTCGATCTTCAGCGTGTTGCTGTTGCCGTATTTACCGCTCACAAGCACACCGTAGTTGTCGGGACGGAACTTGTTTATCAGGGCTTTCAAACGCCCCACACTGCCCGGAAGACTGTGCCCGTACACCGGACGCCATTCCTCACTCGTGACAAGCAGAAGTTCCCAAAGGTTACGGCGGAAACCGGTCAGCTTGTTATTGGATGAACTCAAGCGTTTGAACTCTTCCATCAACGCGTTCAGCACCGAAGCGTTCCAGGTGTATTCCTTCTTCACATCCTCGGGAAGAGCGACCATCTCACCGTTCTTGTCGTAACGGTAATCCTCGAAAAAGTTCTCGGCCTTCTCGTCTTTCTTCACTATGTTACGGATCATTTCCTGTCTCATTTGTTTCTCGGGTTCGCCATGACGCTCAACCCAACGTTTCTTGTATTTCTCGGGAAGGGAGGAATAGGCATACAGAGCCGGATTATTTTCACCACCGCCACGGGAAACGACATCCAGTTTTTCTCGGGACAGCTGGCTATTCAAAGTGCCTTTGGGCATTATATCCAGCAACTCTTTGTAAGTTACACACAATATATTATCAAAGTATTCCATCTCCCAGCTTGATTATCAATCCTCTAAATCATTCAAAGGGACATGCTTCTTCAGCAGCCGCACGGAGATCCCGAAATTCAACACTACGAGAAGTTCCAGCAGCGGATTAATAAAAAAAATAGAGAGCAGGATCCCGAAACTCATACAGAAGTAAAGCACGCAAAAGCGCTGTTTTCGTTTCAGACGAGCAAACCAGTGCAGCTGGTCGCTGAACAATGTCATCAAATCATTTTTCATGGCTACTTGTATTTTGAGGATTACCACCTACTTTGGATCCACCGCGCTCAATGGCGAGCTTACGAATGGAACGGGCCAGTTTGCTGTTCTTACGGAAGGCAAGCGCATGACTCACCATCACGTTTGTACAGCCCATCAGTTCGGCAATTTTATTCACCTCACCGTATTCTACAACTATTCGTTCTTTCATACTATCTAATATTTAAATTATCGTAGTGGGCAGTCGCGGATTCGAACCGCGGACCATAACCTCTCCATTATAGGAGTTTAGTTTGTTCTACCAGCTGAACTAACTGCCCGAGAAAATTATTAAAGCTCCTTTATCGCATCCTCCGGAACACATATTACAGTCCAAACCTGACCATTTTTCATATAATCGATATTATATTCCCGCACGAACGTACAAATGTTATAATCCCAGTCACGAACTATACCATCAATGATCTCACCATTTCTCTTGGTGATTCTCACACTTTGTCCCTTTTTAAATTTTACTTCCATTTTGCTTCTTTTTAAATTCTCATTGTTACCTCAAGCCTTTTTTGTAGCTTTGGGGCGTGTTTAAACTTTAATCACGTGGCAAATATAGTCTAAGTTTCTTAGACAACAA